GTGCAGTGTAACGACCCTAATGCTGTAAACAACGGAGAAGATGGGCCTTGTGAGTGTAAACCCGGATACTCAAAAGACACAGAAGGAATGTGTGTTGAAAATGTTTGTAACAACGGAACAACAATAGAAAGCGGTTGTCAAGAGTGTCCAAGCGGTCAAGACTTTGATGCAGACGGTAACTGTGGTCCTATTTACGAATGTGATGATCCTAATGCTACAGTAAATGCGGACGGAAGTTGCGGTCCTTGTAAGCAAGGGTATGTATTTGACGGTGCTGTAGAGCGCTGTGTACAAGAGTCAGTAACCGATCCGTGTGATGATCCAGCTTATGCGGCGGCTAATCCTACAGAGTGTGGATCGCTTCCTCCTGACTGTACCGACTGTAGTTGTGCTGAGTATGCGGCGGCTAATCCAGATGAGTGTGGCACTGGTGGTGGCGGTGATGACGGAGGTGGTGACGATGGTAGCACTGGAGGCGGCGTCGGTATGTTCCGACCACAGGCAAGCGCTCCTCCGTCACTAGGTGATCCACAGCTTTTGGCTAGAACGGAGTTCCCAATCGTAGATTACTTGTCTGAGTCTCTGGCCCAACAAACTAAAGGCGAGTTAATGCAAGGTATGCTAACAGGAAACATAGTATGACGTATTTAAACCTAGTAAACAACGTACTGAGGCGTCTAAGAGAAGACACAGTAACGACTGTTAGTGCCAACACGTACAGCGCCATGGTTGGTGACTTTATCAACGACGCAAAGCAACTCGTGGAAAACTCTTGGGATTGGTCTAATCTTAGGTCTACTCTAACGATTGCTACGGTTGCTGATGATTACACGTACTCACTCACGGGTTACCAAGACCAAGGTAAGATTCTGAACATCATCAACGATACCTCTAATATTGTTATGGAGTACAAGCCTCAGACTTGGTTTGACGATAAGTTTTTGGTCAATACGCCGACCTCTGGCGCTCCGCAGTACTACACGTTTAGTGGCATCGACGGCTCTGGTGACGCACAGATAGATGTGTACCCAAAGCCTGACGGTGTTTACTCACTGAAGGTCAAGAGTGTCATTAGGAACGTAGCGTTGAGTGCTGACAGTGACACACTGGCTATCCCTAGTCAGCCTGTAATTCACATGGCAGTAGCTCTGTTAGCCCGTGAACGTGGGGAGACAGGCGGTACGTCAACACCAGAGTACTTTGCTCTTGCTGACAAGTACCTGTCTGACGCTATTGCTCTGGACGCACAAAAGCACCCTGAAGAAACTATTTGGTACACACCCTAGGAGAAGCTAGATGGCCCAGCCACTACAGAGTATTAACCTAGTTGCTCCTGCGTTTAAGGGGATCAACACAGAGGACTCTCCGCTTGCACAGGATACGTCTTTTGCGGAGATTGCAGACAACGCTATTATTGACAGACGAGGACGATTAGCTTCACGCAAAGGTAACTCTGTTTTAACCACAGACAAGACTGTGTTGGGTACAGATTACATCCACAGAATACACGAGTTTTACGATAGTGCTGGAAACGAAGTAATCTTTAGTACTGGCAACAACAAGATTATGACAGGTACGACAACACTGGTTGACGCAACTCCGGGGTCGTACACAATAACAGACAACGATTGGAAGATATTTAACTTTAACGATCACGCTTACTTTTTCCAGCGTGGGTACGAGCCTCTTGTGTACAGCAACAGTCTAGGCGCAGTAACTAAGATGTCCAGTGTATCTGGTGCATCCGTAACAGCATCTCAGTACGCTCACGAGGCTATCGGTGCATACGGACGAGTGTGGTGCGTAGGTAACGCTACTGATGACAACATTATCTACTGGTCTGACTTGCTAATAGGACACGATTTCTCTGGTGGATCTAGCGGATCTATTGACGTATCTAAGGCGTGGCCTAACGGGTTTGACAAAGTTGTAGCTATAGCGGCACACAACGGGTTACTCGTGGTGTTCGGTGAAAACAACACGTTAGTCTATAGTGGTGCAGAGAGTCCTGCAACAATGGCTATACAAGACACCATTCCCGGTGTTGGTTGTGTAGACAGAAAGAGTGTACAGAACATAGGAACAGACTTGTTGTTCCTGACTCAGACAGGTCTCAGGAGCTTGGGACGCTCTATACAAGAGAAGTCCTTGCCTATTACCGACTTGAGCAGAAACATCAAGCAGGAACTGATCGCTAACACTAGAGGTAAAACAGAGCCAGTTAGTACGGTGTACAGTCCTGAGAACTACTTTTATCTTCTGTGCTTTCCTGATCTCAACCTCGTGTACTGCTTTGATGTACGAGGTACACTGGAGAACGGTGCGTACAGGGTAACACGATGGCCTAGTGTGGACTTCAAAAGTTTCCACAGGGACAGAAACGGTGACATATACATAGGCACAACAGCGGGTATAGGTAAATACGATAACTACTTTGACAACGGTAGTGTCTATCGTTTTCGTTACTACAGCCCCGGATTAAGCTTTGGTGATCCATCTAAAATTAAGATGTTGAAAAAGATTAGACCTACGATTATCGGTGGCAACAACGCCGACATATTTCTCAAGTGGTCTTACGACTTTTCAACAGCAACCAGCACTAGCACGTTTAGAACCAGCAGTGCTACACCCGGATTCTACGGACAGTCTGAGTACAACGTAGCTGAGTACTCCGAAGAAGGTAACATTATTAGTAGATCGTCTATTAATACTACAGGTTACGGATCGGTAATCAGTGTTGGTCTTGAGACAGACATCAACGGATACGCACTGTCCATACAGGAAATGAATGTACTAGCACTGATAGGTAAAACGCTATGATGATGATGAATTACAATAAAAATAGAGGTACTTACTAATGGGTATTTTAAGTGATCTCATTCCCAGTGAAATTGAAGACCTGTTGACTGCGGCGGTTCCGACAGCAACAGCGCCTGATGTTTCGTTTAAACCGTTTACAGTAACAGCACCAACAGGTGTAATTGAAGGTCTTGGTGACGGTGGAACTACTTTTAAGATGGGCGAAGAGCAGTTAGCTATTCAAAAAGCCCTAGAAACCGCCGCTATGTCTCGATTCGGCACTGCTCTTCCTATCGCTGGAGACTTAGGTGTTGCTGGCGGTGAGTTACTGGGACTAGGGCGTCAACAGTTAGGTGTTTCACCCTTTGGCCTCGCTGGTCAAGAAACGGCGGCACAACAGGCGTTTGGCTTAGGTGGGCAGTTCATGGGCCAAGCTGGTATGCCTATGGGTGCTAGAGAACAAGACGTGTACGACCGTATCAGGGCTACACAGCTTGGTGAAGAAGAGAGACAGAGGCTAGCTCTGGAAGAGCGTCTGTTTACCCAAGGCAGAGGCGGTGTACGTACAGCTATGTTTGGTGGAGCACCAGAGCAACTTGCGTTAGCTCAAGCACAGCAGGAAGCTCAAGACAGAGCGGCTCTGATGGCAATAACTCAAGCACAACAAGAGCAGAGACAAGCGGCTGATATCGGCGCTACTTACGGTCAGCTAGGCTCTAACATAGCTACCCAAAGACAGGCGCTGGAAGCCGCACAACAAGCGATGGCTATGGGTGCAATGCAGGGCGGCATGGGTCTCGCTACAGGCGGTCTAGGGTTAGAACAGGCACAGCAACAGATTGGCCTAGGTGCGCTTCAGGGAGCTTACATTCCTCAAGCGGCTATGTTGTCTGCTTTCTCTCCTGCACTCAACGTGGCTAGCTTGGCTGACGTTGCACGTAGACAGCAGGGTGAGCTTGGTCTTGAAACACAGATGGCTAACATTTCTGGTGAGGTAGGCCGAAGGACAGCGCTGGCTAACATGTACGGTAGTTTGTACGGTGGTCTTCTGTCTGCTGGTGGTAGTCTGCTTGGTGACTTGTTTGGCATATTTAAAAAGTAGAGGATACATAAGATGGCTTACGATATAGGTGGAATGTTAGCTAGATCAGGACAAACAGTTGGTCAGGCTATTGGTGGCGGGTTTGCTGATTTAGGTGCTGGCATAGGCACGGGCATTGGTGGTATGTTGACTCGACGCAGGGAAAAACAGGCGGCACAGAACGCACAACAGCAGTTTGACCAGATTGTTGGTGCTTATCAAACTGATCCTGCTGGTATGATAGCTGAGGCGCAAAAAGCACTTATGAGTCCTGATGAGAATGTGCAACGAATGGGTCAGTTGCTGATGGATCAGGCAGAGCGCTTGACAAAAGCACAAGCTACAACAGCTAAGGAGCAAGCGTTGACAGCTCTGCAAGAGTCAATCGCAAATTCGGCTACAAGACTAGGCTTGCCTGATATTGCAGAAAGAGCGTCAAATACGACAGACCCTGAATCGCTTAGGGCAATACAAAAAGACCTACGTGAACAGGAGATAAAACAAGTTATCTCTCAGCGTGGAGAGCCCGGAAGAAAAGCACTTGCTCAGAGATACGGCATTACTTATGAGTCTTATATGTCTGACTTGACTGATGATGCCTTTCTTAAAATTATAGAAGGTCAAGAGGCAGAACTAAAGTCTTTTATACTTCCTAACGGAGAAGAAACTTTACTTGAAGTGAATAAAAAAGACGCTAAAGTAAGAGATCCTGCTGATGGGGTATTCAAGAGAGCCAGTGAGATAGGTTTACGCAGAGCGCCTAATAGACAGCAAGTAGAAAACATAGCTAACTATAGAAGCGAAAAATTAGCAGAAGCTGGAGTAAAGCACTTCCAAGAACTCCACGAGTCAACATCTCAAACAATAGCGACTCTAAACAACATTGAAGAAGTTTTACCGTTGACTGATGAAATGATAACAGGAGCAACGGCACAGCCTGAGTTATTCGTTAGACGAATCAGAAGTGAGTTGTCTGAGTTTTTAGGTATTGACGCTTCAGACCCTGCTTTGCAAAATACAGAAGCGTACATTGCACTAGCGGCTCCTCGTGTTGCTGAGATCATCAAAAACTTTGGTGCTGGTACAGGCTTGTCAGATGCTGACCGTGAGTTTGCGAACAAAGCCGCCGCTGGAGACATTGCGATGACTGCGGCTTCTATGCAAAGAATCTTAAAAATTCTCAAAAAAGCAGGAGAAAATAAAGTTGATTTGTACAACAGGACAGTAAAAGAAATGAAGGTAGCGCCCGGAGCTTACGGTTTTGTGTTGCCTTCTAGAACAAAGAGAACACCGCCAACAACGCAAGATGTTGACACTGTTGCTAATCCTCCATCCGGTTTTGTAAGGGACCAATAAGATGCAAACAGCTACTAACCCAGAAACGGGAGAAAAGGTATACTGGAACGGAGACTCTTGGGTTCCGCTTGAGACTGCTACAAACCCTAATACTGGAGAGCGTGTGGGTTTTATCAACGGTAAGTGGACTCGTTTATCCCACCCTACTGAAGAGTACGTAACTCGTATGGAAGGGTTTATGGAGCGTGTGCCTCAGAAGATTGAAGAAGGCAGACAGGAGTACGCTAAACGTGTTGAAGCGCTAGATCCTCTAGAAAGTCCAATGTTTCCTTTTGCCGCTGAAGTTACAAGTGGTGTGGCTACTGGTGCTCTAACTGCTGGTGATATACTGACAGATTACGCCATTAGTTCTATACCAAACTCTGTTCGCAAAGGCGCTGAAGAAGCGTACAACAAAATAAAGGATACTGATTGGTTTAAAGAGGCTGTTAGTTTTATAGAAATGGGGTACGATAAGTACAACGAATGGAAAACACAAAACCCCGGTAGAGAAGCGTTAATAGATAATACTATAGATTTATCTGTGTTGTTTAGTCCCAGACCTGATTTAAACATTGATGTTGCAGAGCGAAGGGCTAAAGCAAAATCTAGCAAAATCAACATACAACAGAGGCGGGACGGGATACAGGTGTTAATTAAACCTGAGTCATTTGGCGCAACTGATGTCGTTGAGGAGGGTGGCATATTAAGAACCCAGCGTTGGATTCCTGATGAAAAAAGTTCAGAGATTGTGGGTGTTCTAGAGACTATACCTAATGTAGATCCAAATAGGTCTTACACTTATAACATGAACGTTGTGTTAAATCACATTGGTAATCAGGCAGACGAACTTGAAAGGTTTATTAAGGAGGCAGGAAATCCAAAAGTAGATGCTAATGATTTAGTTGCTGAGATGTCAGAGTCTCTAGCCGCTTTCAAAGAATCTGCCGGTTTTCGTGGAATAACTCCTGATTCACAAAAAATAGTTTTAGAGCTAGCAAACGATGCTTTGTCTTTAGTTCAAAGATACGGCACTGATGCTATGGGTTTGTTAAAAGCTAGAAAAGAGTTTGACCGTTTGTTAAGTGACGCCTATACAGATGTTTTAGACCCTGCGTCTGCTACAGGTAGGGCTAAAGCGGCTAGAGTTGTTCGTGAAGTTTTAAACGAAAAACTAAAAGAAATAACTCCGGGGGACGAGGCTCACCACTTGCTTAATCAGCAACACAACGGTTACCTAGCTCTAGATAGAATGGTAAACAAGAGAAACAGAGAGTTAGACAACGCTTTGAAGCGCATGGCGCAGAGATTGAAAGATGCCGCTCTTCTTCCGTCAACTCTAGGATCTTTATATTTTACCGGTACTGCTGTTGCTGGTGTAGTTGGTGGAGTAGGTCCAGCAGTTGCGGCAGGAACAACCGGAGCTAGTTTATACGGCGCTGTAAAACTGTTATCAAAACAAAACAGGGCAAAAATGTACGCAGAAGCGTTAAAAGGTATAAACACTCTAATTAAAAAATCAGACGATCCAAATATACTGTTTCAATTAAAAGCAGATCGTTTAGTTCTACTGGACTTGATGCAACAAGAGCAGGGGTCTGAAGAAGAAGGAAGACAACAATGAACGACGACAAACACACAGTAAGCTACACATCCCACGACTACCACAGTATGTGTCAAAAGTCAAAGGAAAAGATCCGTAAGATGCAACAAATGGGAATGACTACGCCCCATGACCCGAAAGACAAGCCAGAGGACGTAGCCAAGCAAGACAGAGGTTACTCTATCCTGTTTTTCTCATAACGCACCTGAGTTGCTATAGCTCACAGTTGTTCCCTGTACAGGCCAGTTGTTGTGACCCCTCAGTCATATCGCTGGCCTCTTCTATATCCCACGATATTTCCTTTGGAAAGTCTTTAGCAAGCTGGTTGTACGTCTTCTTGTCCACAGGCTCATACGGTGCTTGTTGGTACGTGTGGTCTGAGTAAGGCAAGAAGCTGATACCTGACACCTTGTCAAACTTGTTGTACAACCACTGTCCCACCTCAAGAAACTCAGAGTCACGGTAGTAACAAGTCATAGACGGCTTGTGTTCACACCACTCATCCTGATAGATCTCCCACAGTTCCAACTGCTCCATAGCACCCATGTCTGAGGCCGTCACAGCGCCCTCTGGAGAGGCGATAGGGAAGCTGAATACCCTAGTACTGGGTGACATCACATCGTCCTCCACAGGGACACCAGCGGCCTCTAGGACGGCACAAAGTGGGTCACGAGCATCTGCACGTACTCTTCGTATGTATTGTGCAGAATAACGAGGATGGATACCACTAGCGCTGTCAACCAACTGACTAACAGTGCCTGAAGGCTTAACAGCAGTAATAGCTGTAGAGGCTTGTATTCCCAGTTTATCAGCCCACTCCTTGTTGACCTTGACTGCTTCTTGGCGCATAGCTCTGAGCCACTTCTTGAGTTCATTCTTGTCTCCTCGTCCTGAGAGCAACGGATGATCCATTATGCCTGTCAGAGATACCCCTAGTAACGCCTCCTCTTCCGTGTTTACTCTCCAAATATTTCTGAGGTATCGGAAGTCTGTGAGGGTAGCC